ACGCCAGCCTTGAGCTTGCAGACGATCTCGCTTTGGTGCTAGACATACATCACCATTGGGTGAAGACAGGAGAATACATTGAACCAGATGATGACCGTATATACCGTATTATCGATAGTTGGCGGGGTGTCCGTCCTGCTATGCATTACAGCCTTAGCCGTGAAGATTACCTCACAGATGCTTCACCAAATATACGCCCAGACATGGACACACTACTTGAATCAGGACATAAAAAACAAAAGCTAAGAGCACACAGTGATTACTGTTGGAATATAGCAAGCAACGAATGGGCGTTGTCGCATTGGCATTGGGCTGACATTATGGTTGAGGCAAAGATGAAGAACTTGGCTAGTGGCCAACTTTACAGCATGACTGAAGAGTCAAAAGCAATGGCAGCATAAATACGTTATGAGTTATTTAAGTAGAATGTATGGACGCAGAGGTCCACAAACAAAGCCTGCCATAGAAAAAAATCCTAATAGAGTTTTAGGAGGACTTAAAGGGCAGGGTGTAAACAGTTTCACTATGCTTGGAGAAGATGGCGTAGAAAAACAAATACCAACACAAGCATATGTTCAGGCGCTTGAAGAAAAATTAAAACTGCAAGATTCTAGACTATCAGTGTTGGAAAAACAACTCAGGAGATTAAATAATGATCAAAGGAATAATAGAGAAGCGATTAAAACAACGTTCAACCGTTGATGGTATTGTTTTTGTAGCAGCAGGCGCAGCAATCATTGTGTTTGGACCACTTACACAATTAATTGCATACGGAGCAATAGCATATGGTGCATGGACGATTTGGCGGCAATAACATTCCACTTGGTGGTAATTTATTCAATGTAAAAAATCGTTTAGGTTTTATACACATTCCAAAATGCGCAGGTTGTTGTGTAGGAGCATATTTGCACAGAATTGGGCAGTGGCGTCCAGTGCCTGAAGATCGATGTAATACCTATGCAGCAGAATCCTTTAAGAAACTATACAATTATACTTTATTCACAGTCATAAGACATCCTGTGGATTGGATGTGTAGCGGTTATAAAATGTGGAAACAGCGTAGGAATTACACATTATCATTTGACGAACATGTTGATAAGGTAGTTTATGGCACACAGTCGTCTATTGACAATCACACTTTTGATTGGGATTGGCACTGTAGAATCTTGCCAGATAAACACATAGGAAATATGAAACCAAAAATTTTTAAATTAGAAGAATTAGATACATTAAAAACATACCTAAGCGAATTTTTTCCTCTAGCGCAAACATACGACTTTGAATTAACCAATGAAACTAAGCCAGAAACTATTGAAATATCGCCGAAAACTATGGCCAAGATAAAAATGTATACAAAAGCATATGCCTACAAATACAAATACGAATTTTAAAAAAATAATTACATATGGTTGTAGTTTCACAAACTATTCATTAGGAACATATGCTGATATACTAGGTTGTGATTATTATGTAACAAATAGAGGACAGTCTGGGGCAGGTAATTCATACATTAAATTTTGTCTGCTTGAAGATTTCAAATCGGGTATTTTAAATAATTTTGATCTTGTGGTTGTTCAATGGAGTGGATTCAATCGGTGGAACTACAAAAACAAAGACAAATGGCTAGGAATGCAAGGTAATATTTTCAATAGGAATAACAAAGAAAGTATAAAAGCATACAAGCAGGTGCGATCATTTTATAATATTGAATACGAATCTGAAATTCATAAAAATGATATGATTCTTGTAAAAGGTCTAATGCAATCAAATAATATAAATCATAAAATATTAAGTTATGAAAAGACTAGATTTGACTGGATAGATATAGATAACATGGCAGAAAGATATAAAGGAAGTTATTTTTTTGAAGGTGGAGCAGACTGGATTAAACAACCATTTGTAGACAAGCATCCTACACTCAAATCGCATTTGAAAATTGCAGAACAAATTTTGCCTATAAGTAGAGAAACCAGACATTTTGTTAACACAAAACATTTTCAAATTGCCCGTGAAAAAATCTTTAAAAATTATTATTTAGATTTTTCCAATAGGAATATTACTACTGGCAGTTAATTTCCATACCTGTTTTGCAGACACTCCTCGTTGTTGAGCAAACCTTTTTGCATCACAATTTTCGCAAACATGAAAATAATTATTGTTAAGCCGTTTAGGATCCATTTGTCCACGTTCTCTTGTAAATTCGTTATCACAACTATCACAGCGTAAAACAACCATTGTTTTTTTACGACTGTAAGTGTGTTGCTTTCCTAGTTTGCTACGGCGCATATGCCAAGTATCAATCAAATATTCTTTTATAAACATAACTATATTTACATTAAGATTATAAAAAACACCGATAAATAATAGAAAGGAACACTAAATGAGTCTAATAACAGTGACAGAATCAGCAAAAGAACAGATTAACACCATATGCAAAGAAAATGATGTATATGCTGTGACACTGAATATGAAAGGCGGAGGCTGTGCTGGATTTGAATACGATTGGGGAACTATAGATTCTCCAGACGATATTGAGACAAATGATGTTGTTATTGATGCAGGATCAGGAAAATTGGTGGTTGGAGCCACTAGTTTGATGTTTTTATTTGGAACAGAAATACATTATAAAAAAGATATAATGGGTGCAATGTTTGATATAAGAAATCCAAATGCTCAGTCAAGCTGCGGATGTGGTGTGAGTGTAAACTTTGATATGGATAAATTGCCAGATTTGGCAATGTGAACGGAGATAGCAAATGGCTAAACAAGAAATTGATATAGGTGTAGAGGGTAATGACGGCACCGGTGATAGTATTAGAGAATCGTTTAAGAAAGTAAACGAAAACTTTACCGAACTGTATGCTGTATTTGGACTAGGTGGAACAATCAGTTTTACAAGTCTAGACGATACTCCTTCAAATTATTTTGGCAGAGCAGGCACTGTGCCACTTGTATCATCAACTGAAGAACAAATCAACTTTGCAGAATTTGTTAGTGATAACGATGGCACTACGACAAGAGATAGTGTAACAATTACAACCGAAGATCCTTTGGATGCAACTCAGGATAATTCAAAAGGTAAAATTAAAATCGTTATCAACGATCCGCACCTAGAACGTGACCCCGATCCAACAATTACATCTCCAATGAATCTCAAAGATATAGTTGCTTACGATGCAACTACAAATACAACAATGAGGAATGTTGGGGCAGGTGATAATCTTACCACTCTTATAAATGATTGGAACACAACACATTCAGGCGAAACTCCTATTTCAATTGATAATATTGTGCCAAGCAAAGGCTACATCGATGACAACTATGTAAACATTGACGGCGATGTAATGACTGGAGCACTTGAAGTTCCAGCTGGTGCAACTGGAAACCAAGTTCCACGCACAAATGAAGTTATCACAAGAGGCGGCGATGCAACTAACAGAACCATGTTAGACACACTAACACTGGCCGACCATCCTAGTCCATTAGAAGGATTTGGCACACCAAACGGTTCGGATGATTTGCAAGCTGTAACTAAACTTTACGTTGACACTCAAGGCTATTCTAGCACTACAAACATATTTGTTTCAACTCAAGGAGACGATGCACAAACACTAACACCTCCGGGCAAGGAAGGTCGTTCACAACAGTATGCATATAAAACTATAAATGCTGCAATGCAAAAAGCTGAAGAAATAATTTTAGGAACACCGTTTGAGCCTGGTCCTTACGTGCAAGTTATCACAGTGAATGATGGCGAAGCAAATAGTGCTATCACATCTGTGATAGGTGTAAATACTGCATCAGCAGATAGTGTTCAAGCTGCTACTGTCGTAGATGCAAATAAAACATCTATACAAAATGATGTTATTACATATATTAACACAACATATCCAGACTTTATATACAATGAAGACCTTTGTAGACGAGATGTAGGACTAATTTTAGACAGTATAAAACTTGATGTGCAAGGTGGTTTAACGAGCAACTATTTGACAAGATGGGCAGGACTTAGGTATAGTGCTAATCCTAGCGCAATAATTGCAAAAACAACTCAACAAACAGAAACCATCGACGGTATACGTGAAGCACAGCGTCTTATAACTGACTTGCTGGATGCGGATGCAGGTGTAAACACAGCAACAGTTGATGCTTATGACGACAGATTTGATGAACTAATAACATACTTAGATGCTACAGATGCAAATGATGCACCACTTGTTACAGGCAGCACCTATACATTTAGAATAGACAATGCAAGTTTTGCTAGTGTTGATCAAGGTATCGCCAGTAACCCAGATCTTATTGAAGGAAAAATAATAGTTGGCAGAGGTAGCGGAGCAAAAGGTGTTATTGTAAATTATCTACGTGGAGGTGACAACGGTAGTGTAGCTTATGACGAAATTGAAGTTGATTTGTTAGAACCAATTGAATTTACAATTGGCGAAGAAATTGAATTTGGTAACCTAACACGTAACAACCAAGTAACTGTGCGTGTAGAAAGTGGGATTTACGAAGAACAACTACCTATTAAATTACCTGAAAACGTAAGTATCAAGGGCGACGAATTTAGACGAGTTGTGCTAAGACCAAAGCCAGGAACATCTACAAGTAAATGGGCAAAAACATATTTTTATAGAGACATTATCATAGATGGTTTATCAGCAGCTTCTTCTCCATTGGCTACACTAACCAACATAGGTGCTGCGGATGCTGCAAGACCAGCAGCAACATATGCTGTTGCTAAAGACGAATATTCCACTTCGGGCAATGGATCTGGTGCAACTTTTTCTATTGTCATAGACGGATCCGGCGCTGCAACTGTTAGCATAACCAATCCGGGAGATGGGTTCGTCATCGGAGAAACTATCACTGTGCCCGACAACAGGCTAGGCAACGGCGGCGGTGCCGACTTAACATTCGATGTTGCAACCACTGGAGGCGGCTATCACTTTACTCATCCAGTAAGCGGGCAGCAAGGAAAATATGGATATCACTATCTCTCTGATCCTTTAGATGATACCAGCACCCCATTAGACAATAGAGAAATGGATGTGTTCTTGTGTAACGATGGTGTTATTGTAAGAAACATCACAGTGCAGAGACACGGCGGCTTCATGATGGTGCTAGATCCAGAAGGACAAATTCTTACAAGATCCCCTTACTGCCAGACAGGTTCAAGTTTCTCACAATCAAAAGGCACTGTTAGAAACTTTGCAGGTGGCTTGTTTGCAGATGGTTATGCAGGAAACATGCCTGCAACAATTAACACAGTGAGCACTAGCCTTAGATTAGACATTTCAAGTCCAGCAGGACAGGGGCTGTTTATTCGTAAACCGCCAACACCATTTCCATTCTTTGTAGATGGAATACGTTACCAGGTTAACACAATTACAAACTATGATCAAGCAGCCGGAACGGCAACACTTATTCTAGATGAAACCAGTAACACTCAAGGTGCTGTAACAAGAACTATTACAGGTATTACAAAAGCAAATCCTGCTGAAGTAACAACGAGCGACACACATGGATTTATAAACGGAGATCAAATTAGTATTCAAAGTGTTAATGGTATGTCTGAAATCAACGGCACTATTGCTACCATTAATGTAACATCACCTACAACATTTGAACTTGCAGGGGTTGACTCTACACTGTTTTCCACTTACATAGACGGCGGCGTAGCTGAAAAATTAGGAGCAGGACTAGGCTGGCAAGGCGGAACAGGCGTTGACATATTCCTGCAAAGTGGCGGTAATAGATCAATGCTGGCTAACGACTTTACACAGATAAACGATTTGGGTTTTGGTGCTTTGTTAACAAACAACGCTCTTGCAGAACTTGTAAGTATGTTTACTTACTATTGTCATACAGGTTATTACGCTGACAAGGGTTCTCAGATTCGTAGTATTGCAGGTAACAACAGCTATGGTTTCTTTGGCATGGTTGCAGAAGGCAGCGATCCAGATGAAATTGCAACTGGTGTGCAGCTACGTGATCCTATGGTATTCCCTGCAAAAACTTTCAATACAAGTCATGTAATGGAATTTACTAGTGGTGTTCCAGCAGGAGCTAACATTGGCGATACAATTACCCAGGCGACTACTGGTGCAACTGCTATCATCAGTTTCAAAACGGATAATGATACCAAAGTTTATGTTAGACAAATCACAGGAGTGTTTGATCTTATCAATACTATTACAGCAGATGGCGGAGCAACCAGTTTAGGTGTTCCTCTAAGTGTTACTTTGATTGATACTAGTGCTCCAGAAGGCAGTTTATTCTTATACGCATACGATTTACGTGAATTGCCATTAAATGTTAGCGAAATAGAAATTTATCATGACAGCGGTTTGTATCAGCCTTATGAACTAACCAATGCAAGTCAAAGTAATGTCTATCTCAACAGTTACCAAATTGGCGACACTGTTGCATACAAATCAACTACAGGTGCAGGAACAGGATTAGTTGTTACAGTAGCAAAAAATAGAACTGACAATTATAAAATTATATCATTTGAAGGTGGAACAGGATATGCTGCAACAGACACAGCTACAATAAGCGGTGCTGATTTAGGTGGTGCCGATTCCACCAACGATGCTGTTGTCACAATTGATGCAGTTGATGGCGGAGTTCCTACAGAACTATCCATTACAGGAACCATAGCTGTAGATGCTGCAACTCCGGTAGTAGATGGAAAAGTATGGAGATTCAACTTTGGCACAGGTATTGAAGGCACTTCCGAAAATGGAGTGCAAGAAACTACACTGCATGACACACCTCTTGTAATAAGATCAAAACAAAACTTTGTTTTCACAGGTGTAACCAGCTTACCAGTCAGACCCAGCACTGCAATAACATTCACTGATGATACTGATCAATTTACATATCGCAGTATTGCGTTTACTACAACAATTACAGATGGATTCAATACAGGTAACAACGAAAGTGTAATCACATTTGACGAAAACTTTAGATACATTGATTTAACAACCAATATAGACCTTCTTGATGCTGCTATTACTGAAAACCTAAATGGAACAACTATTACAGTAAATCCAGGTTTTACAGATACCTTAGACGCCGCAACTCCGACAGCCGCAACACTTGGATTTACAGCTGGAGATAGATTTATTGCAATTCAAAGACTAGACGAAACCAATCAGGCTCGTATAACTGATGCAGAAATTATATTTACTTGGGCTGGTAAAACACAACGAGTTTTAAACTACAGTGAATATACATACTCACCTGGCGTAGGCAGTGATATAGAATTTGGCTTGATTCAAATTGAAGACATAGCAAACACAGATGTAAACTTCCCAGCTACCAGCGCAGGTATTGCAGAAAGTTTAAGTAATGCATCGGGCATAACACTAAAAGGCGGATTAGAAGCAGGCGAATCCGCTAGTATAACAGTTAACATATCAACTTGTCGTGCAACAGGTCATGACATGCTGGATATAGGAACTGGAGGATTTAACGAATCAAACTATCCTAATACTATTTTTGGTCAGGCTGTTAGTAAGCCAGTTAGCACAAACGATGCTATTGACAGCACAGGCAACAGAAGTAGAGCACAAGTTCAAGAACGTGATAAAGGGCGAGTGTTTACTGTTATGACAGACCAAGATGGTTTCTTCCGTGTTGGTAGATTCTTTACAGTTGACCAAGGCACAGGTAGTGTTACATTCAATGCTGCACTTGTTCTTACAAACATTGATGGTATTGGATTTAAACGTGGTGTTCGTGTCAACGAGTTTAGCAACGACGACACATTTACCGATGCCAAAGGTGATGCTGTTCCTACACAAACAGCAGTTGAAGGTTATATTGATGCACGTTTAGGAATTAATCGTGACGGCGAAACAACAGGTGTTGTAAATATAGGTCCAGGCGTAATGAGCTTGGGAGGACCTGGATTTGACACAACACCAATGCAGGACGATATGAACCTAGGCGGATTCTTAATTAGAAATCTTGCTACACCTGTGTTGGATTTTGATGCTGCAACTAAAGAGTATGTAGATGGCAAAACTGATAATTTAAATGATATTGGTGATGTAACTTTAACAGGCTCACCAAGTGCAGCCGACTTATTGATTTTTACAGGCACAAATCAAGAAAGCGAAAACGCTACTGTAGGTGGCGATATTGCGTTAACAAGATCGGCAGCAAATACTATCACAGCAGCAATAAGCCCAGGTGTGATCGTCGATGCAGATGTTAATACCAGCGCAGCAATAGCACAAAGCAAATTAGCCATGAATGCTGCTACAACAAGAGCAAATGCTAGCGGTATAACACAAGCAGATTTAGGACTTGCTTCATTTAGCAGCACAGAGTTTGATGCCACAGATGGATGGATAGCACTAGCAACAGGCGGTATTGCTAATGGTAAACTTGCAAATGACGATATTACAATTGGTTCAACTGCTATAAATCTAGGCGGAACAAGCACATCACTAGCAGGAATGACTGGCATAGGATTCACAAGCGGCAATATTACAGGAACAGCAGGATGGACAGCAACAGGCGCATTTAGTAATATAACAACTCTTACTACAACTGGTTTGATAACCACAGGAAATGGGTTGACATTGAGCTCGGGCAGCATAGCAGGCGCAGGAAATGGAGGCGGTGCTGATAATGGTCAGACTATAGGATCCCCAACAGATATCTTCAATGCAGTCCATGCAACCACATTCAACGGAACAGCCACTGAAGCATTGTATGCTGACTTGGCAGAAAACTATTTAGGCGATGCACCATATAAACCAGGCACAGTTCTTGTATTTGGCGGTGAAGCAGAAGTTACAGAATGCAATGCCAAAGGTGATACAAGAGTTGCAGGTGTTGTTACAACCAATCCTGCACACTTGATGAATGGACATCTTAAAGGTGCAAATGTTGTCGGTGTTGCATTAACAGGCAGGGTGCCTTGTAAAGTAATAGGCAAAGTTGCCAAAGGAGACATGTTGGTTACAAGTGCCATTTCCGGATATGCTATAGTGAATAACAGTCCCGGTATAGGACAGGTTATTGGTAAAGCAGTAGGAGTCAAGGAAGATGATGACCGCGGCACAGTTGAAGTTGTGGTAGGGAGAGTATAATGGCTAGACAACATATCAATATAGGCACAACAGCAAATGACGGTGCAGGAGATACTATTCGTGATAGCTTTGATAAGGTAAATGATAATTTTATTGAATTATATGCTAACGTTACAACTAGCGGATCTAATTCAAGTGCGCAAGATATCAAAGGATCAGTATTTGCAGATGATTCAACTTTACTTGTTGATGGCGTGAATGGAACAATTGATGCTAGTAACTTAACAGGTGCTTTGCCAGCAATAGACGGCAGTGCTTTAACTGGAGTCACTGTAAGTAGTCTTGCATTTGCAAATGTAACAGGCACACCGACCACAATCGCAGGATACGGCATTACAGATGCATATACAAAAACAGAAGTAGACAATGCTATCACAAGTTCGGTATTACCAGCAGGCTCAACACAATCAATAGATATTGTTGCGGCCGATTCAACCGTATTAGTTGACAGTGTGAATGGAACATTAAACGCAACTACACTAACAGGTGCTCTACCAGCAATAGATGGTAGTGCTCTAACTGGTGTTGCGAGTGCATTTAGTGACTTGACAGGAACGCCAACAACTATAGCAGGTTATGGCATAACAGATGCTTACACACAAACACAAGTTGATACTGCTATTACAAATGCAACTTCTAGTATTGTTATCCCAAGCGGTTCATCGCAGTCAATAGATGTTGTTGCCGCTGACTCTAC